AAAGAGGGGAAACGCGGGGGTTTTGTCGGAATGGTGGGTTTTGAGAGCCTCAACAATTCAACAGTGTGGCTCAACAAATGGATGTTGAACGATGGATGTTTCAGCGCCGAAGGTGATGACCAAGGCGGATTTCTGCCGGATGGTCGGTGTTGACCGCTCGATGGCCAATTACTGGCGGAACAGCAATGCGCTGACCGACGATGCTTTTGTCGGCACAGGGCGCGGGGCCAAGGTTGTCGTCGCGGTTGCGCTGGAACAACTGAAGGACCGGCTGGACTTGACGCAGCGGGTTGCTAATGGCCGGGCTGATCTGGAGAAGCCGGCAACTGCTGCGGTAGCGCCGACCGCGCCCGTGTCAGAGCGGGTAACCCGGGACGGGACGAGGACGACTGCCGAGGATGAATTGCGCCTGGAGCGCATTCGCAAAGTGCGCCTGGAGAACGAGGCGCTGGAAGCGAAGCGCAGGGCCGAGGCCGGGACATACGTGCGGGCCGAAACGGTCGCCCGGATTGTTGCATCGGCGATGGCGCAAGTGTTGTCGATGATCGAGAACGGTTTTGAGGTGCAGGCCGAAACGATCGCGGCGGCGCTGAAAGAGAAGGGGGTTCAGGTCGACGCGCGGGATCTGGAATTGTTGATGGCAACGGCATTTCGGTCGCAGCGCGCAGCGCTTGCCAAGGCGCAGGCAGCGGCGTTGGCGGAATTACCGTCGGTGGTCGAGGACCGTGCCGAGGATCGTGCCGAGGACCTGCCTGGCGGCATTCAATCCGGCATCGATGATGCCGATCTGGAAAGAAACGATGATGGGAGTGCTGCTGGCTAATCCGCAACATCTGGTCGGGTCGGCGCTTGCGTCGGCGCTGGAACCGCCGCCGCCGCTGGACCTGCATCGCTGGGCCTGTGACAATATCGTGTTCGGCAAGGACAGCCCCTATCCGGGGCCGTATGATCCGGCACGGTTTCCGTGGAACGAGGAAATCCTGCGGGCGTTGAGCCCGGATGACCCGACCCGTCTGGTGGCGCTGAAAGGTTCGGCACAGTTTGGCAAGACGGTGATCGCGCTGATCTTTTGCGCGGGATCGGTTGCGGAGGCCGGCGGGTATTTCCTGTATGTCCATCCGCAAGAGGACAATGCTGCGCGCTGGGCGAAGATGAAGCTGCGCCCAATGCTGCGCCAGTCGTCTTGTCTGACCAAGGTTTTCGGGCGGGTTGAGGAAAACTCGCTGTCATACATCGAGCGCCGGGACGGTCTGGGCGCGATCCAGGTCAGTGGTGCGCGGTCCGAGGCATCGCTGTCGATGGTTTCTGCCGAACGGCAGGTCCAGGACGATCTGGCGAAATGGGAGGACAACAACGCCGGTGATCCGGAAGCGCAGGCCGACAGCCGGTCGGCGTCGTTCCGCCGCCGCAAAGTGTTCAAGGCGTCAACGCCGCTGATCATGCCGGGATGCCGGATCACGGTTGCCTATGATGGCGGCACGCAGGAACAGGTGCATATGCCGTGCCCGCATTGCGGTCACGCGCATCCGCTGACCTGGGCGAACATGCAGGAGACGTCGGAAAACCGCGATCCCGCGGATGCCGGTTTTTCCTGCCCGGAATGTGGCGGGCTGATCCAGCAGCATCACCTGCGCGAAATGCGCCGTCAGGCACATTGGGTGGCGGGCATTCCCGCCGCACCATATCGCTCGTTCTACATCTGGCGCGCCTATATCGGCGTCGACACGTTCGCGGATATCTGGCGCGCCTGGCTGAAGGCCAAGGGCGACCCGAAAGCGGAACAGGTTTTCTTTAACGACTGGCTTGGCCTGGCCTATGAGGTGGCCGGATCGGCACCACCCGCCGAGGCGCTGATCGAGCGCGCCGAACATGGACACCGTCGCGGGGTCGTGCCGCATGGCTTCCCGATGCTGACCGCCGGGATCGACGTGCAGGGCGGCGAGAGCAACCCGCGTTGTGAGGCGCAGATTGTTGCCTGGGCCGGCGACCTGCGCCGCGCGGTGGTTGATTACATCGTGGTACGGGGCAGTATCACCGATACCGAAACCCGGGCCGAACTGACCCGGCTGATCGGACGCAAGTGGCTGACCGAAAGCGGATCGGCCATGGGCCTCGACCTGACCGCGATCGACGCGAACGCCTATACCGCCGACGTGATGGACTGGGTCAAGACCCAGCCGTCGTCGAAACTGATCGCGGTGCGCGGTGCCAATTCGGAGTTGGCCCCGCCGATCGCGCTGGTGAAGTACGAGAAGAACAAGCGCGGCCAGAACAAGCGGTTCCAGCGCCGGTTCTACAACGTCGGTGTCAGCGGCATGAAGGCGGCGCTGTACCGCAACCTGACCAAGGACGACCCGCTGGCGCGGGGTTACATCGCCCTGCCGAACGGGATGGAGGCGGAGTATTTCGAGCAGCTGACCGCAGAGACCCGGGTGCGCCTCAACAAGGCGGACAAGCGCGGTCGCATCGCCCAGGAGCGCTGGGCATGGATGCTGAAGCGTGACGCCCGAAACGAAGCGCTCGACAACATGAACTATGCCGAGGCCGCCGCTGTGCGCCTGGGCTGGCGGGACAAACAGCGCGACGATGCCTGGTGGGATGAGCGGATCGCGGAGCGGTTTGCATCGCCCGCCGGGCAGCTGGACCTGGAAGACTGGACCGCCCCGGCGGCGGCAGGATCCGGAACCGCTGGTGGTGATGTCGCGAACGGCGTTCGCGGTGCCGCGGGTGAAAAGGCAAGTGGCCCCCGCGCGGCGGGGAAGTCGCTGGCGGCGCGGCTGAAACAACCGGGAGACTAAGCGATGGCGACGACAGAGCAGAACACGGCATGGCTATCGGAATGCGAGGCTGCGCTGCAGAAACTGCTGACCGGGACCCAGGCGGTGTCGGTCGGTTATGGTGGCAACAGTGTTTCCTATACCGCCGCGAATATCGGCGCGCTGCGCCAGCGGATCGCGGAGCTGAAACGTAACCTGGGGCAGGTAAGCCCGCGGGCAACCCGCCCGCACTACTGATCATCGACCCTGATCGCCTGATCGCCGATCCGCCCCGTCGGGCGCGTGCCCCAACCTGCAAGGTGCTTCCATGGCCTTTCCGCCCTCGCCAATCCTGGACGTGTCCGGGCGTCCGATGCAGCGTGCCGAGCTGCGCGATACCGCCCATGCCGGTGCGTCGTTTCGTAGCCCGGAAATGTCAGGCTGGCATCCGGGTTTGCAGTCTGCGGATACGGCGTATCTTTACGAGCGCGACACGCTGGTCGCGCGGGTTCGCGACCTGGCGCGCAACGATGGCTGGATTGCAGGTTCGGTGCAGCGTCTGCTGGATAGCATCATCGGCTTTGGCCTGCGGCTGAAGGCGAAACCAAACTGGAAGGCACTGGGGCTGGATCCGGAATGGGCGTCGGAATGGTCGCGTGACGTCGAGGCGCAGTGGCGCACCTGGGCCTATGACCCGCGCAATTTTATCGACACGACCCGCCAGACCAATTTCGGCGGATTGATGTGCCTGGCGATGAACCACCAGATCGTCGACGGCGAGGGGCTGATCATTCCGAAATGGCTGGATCGGCCCGGATCGAAATTCAAGCTGGCGCTGGAGGTGGTCGATCCTGATCGTATGACCAACCCGAACGGCGCACCCGACAGCGACCGGTTGCGGCGCGGGGTCGAGCTGGACGAGAATGGCGCGCCTGTCGCAGTGCATGTCCGTAGCGGTCACCCGCATGACATGACCTATGGCGGGGTGCAGTCGTGGCAGACCGTGCGGATCCCGATGGAGACCCCGTGGGGCCGTCCGATGGCGATCCACCATTTCGAGGCGACGCAGGCCGGACAGCATCGCGGTCGATCGGTTTTCGCGCCGGTGCTGCAGCGCCTGCGCATGGCGCAGCAGTATGACCGGATCGAAATGCAGGCGGCGGTGATCAATGCCTCGCTGACCGCGTTTGTTGAATCGTCGATGGATCGCGGCTTCGTTGAGGAAATGCTGGATGGCGACAACACCGGACTGTCGAATTACCAGGACGGGCGGGCGAGTTTCTATGACGAAGCGCCGGTCCGGATGGATGGTGCGCGGATCATTCACACCTATCCTGGCGACAAGGTCGACATCCCGGCGTCAAACCGTCCGCATTCCGGCCATGACCAGTTTCTGAAGCTGGCGCACCGCAACCTGGCGGCAGCGACCGGTCTTTCCGCGCCGCAGGTTTCGGCAGATTACAGCGGGTTGAACTATTCCACCATGCGCGCTGCGTTTATCGACGTGCATCGCAATGTCGATGCGCGGCGGTTCTATTTTGCCAGTGCCGCGCCGAGCCAGATTTACATGATGTGGCTGGAAGAGGCGATCGACAATGGCGCGGTTGAACTGCCGCCCGGTGCACCGGACTTTCACGCCGAGATGGCGGCCTATGCGCAGAGCGAGTGGCTGGGGCCAGGGCGCGGCGTCATCGACCCGACCAAGGAGGCCCAGGCCGCGCTGATGCGGATCGACGGACAGCTGTCCACCGCGACCGAAGAGGCCGCGATGCAGGGCCGCGATTTCGAGGACATCATCCGTCAGCAGGCCGAAGAGGCACGGTTGCGCGAGGAGTACGGGGTGCCGGATCCGAACTGGGCAATGCTGCAACAGCGCGGCGGCGACGGGCATGCCAGTGACATGGAAGTGACGAGGGCGACGCAATGATCAGCTATCCACAAATTGCGTCGCGATTGTTCAATCGTCCGCTGCTGATGCCGCCGCAGCGGTTGTCGCCGTTGCTGTCGGTGCTGGGGCCTCGGCTTGGTTTCGACGGGGTGATGGTGGACGGCGTGCGCCGCCCATTGTCCAGCCTTGCCGCGCAAGCTGCGGGCGCGGCGGATGCGGGCCTGGACCTGGCAGGTGGTCCGCAATCGGCCCCTGAAGCCTATGGCCCGTATCCGGTCGAGGAGGGGGTCGCAATCATCGAGATCACCGGCACGCTGGTCAACCGGGGCAAGTGGATTGGCGAAGATTGCGGCATGACCTCCTATGAGGGGTTGGCGCAGCAGGTCGGCACTGCCGGGGTGGATCCGGGCGTGCGGGGCATCCTGCTGGACATCGCGTCGGGTGGCGGTGAGGCGGCGGGCTGCGAGGCCATGGCCAATCTGATCGCCCGCGTGGCGGCTGTGAAACCGGTCTGGGCGGCTGTTGGCGACGAGGCGCTGTCGGCGGGGTACTGGCTCGCCAGTGCGGCGGGCATGATCTGCCTGCCACAGTTGGCCGAGGTCGGGTCGGTCGGCGTCTGGTGCCTGCACATGGACCAGTCCCGCGCGATCGACAAACAGGGCATCACGCCCAGCCTGATCTTTGCCGGCGACCACAAGGTGGATGGTCACCCGTTCGCCGCCCTGGACGAGGCGGTACGTGCGGATTGGCAGGTCAGTGTCGACCACACAAGGCGGGTCTTCGCCGAGGCCGTTGGTCGTTATCGCGAAATCAGCGTCGAGGCGGTGCTGGCCACCGAGGCAAGATGTTTGACCGGCACCGCCGCGATCCAGGCGGGTTTGGCCGATGTGATCATGGATCGATACGAAGCGCAGGCGGAACTGACGGCGCGGATCGCCGCCGCCTGACCAACCTTGCAGCCGTTCGCGATGGTGCGGGCCGCTGATCCTGTAACCAAGTTTCCAACAAAACGAGGAAAAGACCATGGCAACCAGCAATTTCTTGAACCTGTTCGGGCGTGGAAAATCGGCAAAGCGCAAGGCCGATGATGCGCCGGTCAAGGATGACGATGACGCCGCCACGGCGCAGGCCGCCGAGGGTGAGGATGGCGAAGACGAGGAAGAGGAAGACGGCACCGATGACAACGCCGCCAATCCTGCCGCCACCCCCGCCGATGAGGAAGGCGGCGAGGATGAGGCAGCGGATGGCGAAGACGAGGAAGAGGAAGACGCCATGCCCGCCGACAAGAAAGAGGCCGCGGCCTATCGCCGGGGCCGGGCGGCAGGCGTGCGGCGCGAACGCCATCGCACCGCAAAGGTTATGAGCGCACCCGTAACGGTGGGGCGGGAAAAGACCGCCGCGCTGTTGCTGGCCTCCGGGTCCACCCCCGCCGCCGCCATTGTGACGGCGTTGGCCTCGGTGCCGAAATCAAACGGCAGTCACCTCGACGATGCCATGCGCAAGCTCGGCAATCCACCGACCGGCCCCGGTTACGAATCGCAGGCGTCGAATGGTTCGAGCCTGGCCGATAAGCAGCGCGCCCGTCAGGAGGCCAAGCTGAAGCAATCCGCGCCGCCTCGCTGATCGGTGCTGTTTCAATCCCTGGGCCGACCGGCTCTGATCCAATCCATCGCGGCGTGAGGCCGCACAGAAATAAGGATTTCCGATATGACCAGTTTGACGGAAAAGAAATACACCAGCGATTTTCTGCTGGGCGAAGCCGCGCACCATCGCAGCCGTGCCGCTGCCACATTCCTGGCAGGGGACGGCGCGACAATCGACCTGCAGGCGGGGACCATCCTGGGCCGCATTCTGTTTGATGATCCGGCGGGTGCTGCCGACGGTGGAAATACCGGTAATGGTGCGCTGACCGTCGGTGACCTCGGTCGTCTTGCGGTGCTGGGTGTCTATACACTGACCTGCATCGAGGACATTGACGCGGGCGGACGGTTTTCCGTTACCGCGCCTGACGGCACGGCGCTCGCCGAGGCGTTGGTTGGCGCCGCTTATTCCAACGATCACCTCGGCTTTACCATCGCCGATGGTTCTACCGATTTCGAGTTGGGCGATGCCTTCACGATCACGGTGGCGGTTGGCTCACTGAAGCTGGTCCCGCTGGATCAGGATGCGGTTGATGGCTCGCAGGTCTTTGCCGGGATCAACCTGAACAGCGTCACGGTGCCCGATGGCACCGATCTGGCCGGCGTCATCATCACCGGTGAGGCGGTGGTAAAGCGGCAGGGTCTGATCTGGCCGGCGTCGATCGACGCTGACGAGCAGGCACAGGTCGAAAAGGAGATGGCCGCAAGCCTGATCCAGATCCGCGAAAGCGCCTGATCGCGCGATAGGATTAACCCGTCGTGACGGCTGCCTGAAGGCGCGGCGACACAGTCTAGGAGTATTCAAAATGGATGGTTTTCCGGATGTCTTCGGTGGGAGCGCGATGTTCTCCACCACGTCTTTGACGCAGGCGATCAACGTCATTCCGAACATGTACGGTCGGACACAGGAACTGGGCATCTTTGGCGCGCCCAAGGGCATTCCGACGACGTCGGTTGTTCTGGAACAGCGCAACGGTGTGCTGCACCTGTTGTCGACCAAGGAACGCGGCACCCCGGCCAATGGCAATGTCGCGGCAAAACGCTCGGCGTTGAGTTTCATGGTGCCGCATATTCCGCTGGATGAGGTCATTAAGGCCGAGGATTTCCAGGGTGTGCGGATGTTCGGCAGTCAGAACCAGCTCGAAACGCTGCAGAATGTCATGTTGGACCGCCAGGAATCCATGGCGCAGAAACATTACATCACCTGGGAGTACCACCGCATGGGGGCGCTGTCGGGCAAGATCCTGGATGCCGACGGCTCAACCCTGCATGACCTGTTTACGGCCTTTGGTGTGAGCCAGAAGGTCGTCGATTTTGTGCTGGGGACTGAAGGGACCAGCGTGCAGGAGAAGTGCCTCGAAGTAACGGGGCATATCGAGGACAATCTGCAGGGCGAGGTGATGGACGGTGTGCATGCGCTGTGTTCGCCGACCTGGTTCAACAAGTTTATCAAGCACCCGTCGGTCCGCGAGGCGTTCAAGTATTACTCCTCGGTGCAGGAACCTTTGCGCACGGATCCGCGAAAGAGCTTCCCGTTCGCCGGCATCACGTTCGAGGAATATCGCGGCAAGGCGTCGTTCCTGAATGCGGATGGCACGACGTCACAGCGCCTGTTCGTGCCGGATGGCGATGTCCGGTTTTTCCCGACCGGGACCCAGAACACATTCACGCATACCTGCGCGCCGGCGGATTTTGTCGAGACGGCAAACACCATCGGCCTGCCGCTTTACATGAAGGCAGAGCCCGGCGACATGAACCGCTGGATCGATCTGCACGCGCAGTCCAACCCGCTGTTCCTTTGCAACCGTCCGGCGTTGCTGGTGCGTGGGCATTCTTCCGACTGACGGATCGCCAGCCGTCGGTTTGAGGGTGGGGTGTTCCGGTTCTTGCGACCGGGACGCTCCAGCCCTGTTTCCCTGTCGTTGTGCCTAGGTGGCGCTGGCGGGGGTACAGGCCTGGAGCGTTTAACTTTTGCAACCGATTTTGAGGAGAAGTGTCATGCGTCATCTGCAGGCCCTGGTGGCCTTTGTTTTTGTCGAGAACGATCGCGGTGATACGCGCTCGGTGCCTGTGAACTGGACCGGCCTGGTGCCGGCGGCCGAGGCTGACAAGCTGGTTGAGACAGGCAAGGCCCGCTTTCTCGACGCCGTGGAACAGGCCCCCGCCGCCCCGCCGCCGCCGCCGACCGCAGAACAGGTTTCCGGCGCATTGCAGGAGATTTTCCCGACCCTGTCCGATGAGGACTGGGGCAAGGACCGGGTGCCGAATGTCAGGTTGTTGACCGGTGCGTTGTCTGATCATTTCGACCGCCGCGTCAAGCTGACCGCGGCGGATCGTGATGCGGCGCTGGAAATCTATCGCGTCGCCAATCCCGATTTGTTCAACCCGCCGGTCAAGACCTGATCTGCCGCTTGCCGCCCGCCGGGTCCGTTTCTCTCCGCCCCAATGGCGGTGGTGGTTGCGGTGATGATGCCAGCCCCCGCGAACGGCGTTCGCGGGGTGTCTGGTGTTTTGAGATTTTCTGAAAGTGTGCGCGATGACCAGTTGGGCAAATCAAACGGCAGGCCTGATGCGTGCGGCGGTGACTGCGTTTGCAGATCCTGTCGTGCTGTCGCTGCTGGATGAGGCGGGCGATCCGCTGGACCCTGTGTCGCTGTCGGGTGTTTTCTTTGAGCCGATGGAAACCGTTGTCGCCGAGGGTGAGGAGGTCGGTTTCGACCGCACCGTTCCGTCGCTGGCGCTGGCGCTGGCGGATGTGCCCGCCCGGTTGATGGAATCCGGCGGCTGGAAGGGGGCGACGGTGGTCGTGCGCTCGCAAAACTACACCGTGACCCGCCGCCCGGAAACCGATGGACAGGCGGGGTTGCGGCTGTCTTTGAGGGTATCCGCATGACCCTGGCCCTGACCCATGCCGCCCCGGATGTCCTGGCGGAGATTGTCGCGGCGGTGCATGCCGCGCTGTCGGCGAATGCGACCTACCTGGCGATTGCGCTGTCGTGCATCGTCGACACGCCGGTTGACCCCGCCGATCCGCGGGACGGCACCCGGCTGGAGGTTTACGCGCGATCGGAAAGTGAGAGCTTTGCCCGCGCCGGTCACCCGATTTCGCACGACAGCGAGGGGCAGGTCGGCATTCTGATCTGCCTGCCGACCAATGCGGACGGGTGGGAGACGGCGTTGCGCGCCTTGCGCGCGCGGGTCCGCGCGGTGCTGCTGCAGGATCCGGATTTCGACTATGGCCGCGACATCCGGCGGATCGACCACGCGCTGGCCTTTGATGGCGACGGTGCGCTGGTCGCCGGGGTCTGCGCGATGACGGTCAGTTTTGTCTATCGCACCGAATACGACCCGCCCGCCGGCGTTCCGCTGGAGGGTGTCGATGTCGATGTCGACATGACACTCGGCGATGCCCTGATCGATGCGCGGCTGGTGATCGACCTGCCGCAGCCAACCTGATGCCAACCAACAGAGGAGCCGCGTTATGGAGCGCATTTTCGTAAAGCCCGCGCCGGGGATGCAGTGCCGTCTGCCAGGCGGCGCGCTGATCAGCCCGGCGGGTCAGAAAGTTGACCTGACCCCGTTCATCCGCCGTCGCCTCGCCGATGGCGATGTGGTGAAGGCGAAACCGCCGGCTGCCGCTGGGTCGCCCCGGGCTGCGCAGAAACCATCCAAATCCAGTTCCGGCACCACTGCCGGCCCCACGACACACTCGGAGGAGTAACCCATGGACTTCAATTCAATTCCGGATGACCTGCGCGTCCCGCTGTTCTATGCCGAGGTCGATGCATCCCGCGCCGGGACATTCCAGATCCGCCAGCGGATGCTGATCCTGGGCCACAAGCTGTCGGGCGGCACTGCCACCGACGGGGCTTTGTCGATCGTTGCCACGGCTGATCAGGCGTCGGCGCTGGCGGGCCTGGGTTCAATGCTGCATGGCATGGTCGTCAAGGCGCTGGCCAATGACCCGACCATCGAAATCCACCTGCTGCCGGTGGCCGATCCCGACGGGACGGCGGCGATTGGCAAGGTCAATATCAGCGGCACCGCCACTGCGGCGGGTGTGCTGCCGATTTACATCGGCGGGCGCAAGCTGTCGGTGTCGGTCGCGGTCGGTGATACCGCGACCGCGGTCGGCGCGGCGCTGGCGGCTGCGGTCACCGCCGACACACAGCGGATCTGTTCCGCCGCGAACGACACTGGCACGGTGACCCTGACGGCACGCCATACCGGTGTGGTTGTCAACGGCACCCCGGTCGAGGTCGCCCCGTTGGGTGCTGTGCCGGGCGGCGAGGTTGTGCCGGCGGGCCTGACCGTGACCACGACGGATTTTGCCGACGGGGTCGGGGTGCCGGATCTGGCCACCGCGCTCGCGGTTCTGGGCGACGATGCCTATGACTTTATCGTCAGCCCGTTTACCGATACCGCCGCGCTGGATGATCTGGACGATCTGTTGAACGGTGTGTCGGGTCGCTGGTCCTACGCCCAGCAGATCTACGGTCATGCCTTTGCCGCCAAGGTCGCCACCCTGTCAGCGCTGTCGACCTTTGGCAATGCGCGCAATGGGGAGCATGTCACCGTTGCCGGTCTGCGGGCCTGTCCTTTCCCGGTCTGGGAGATCGCGGCGGCGGTTGCGGCCCGTGCGGCGTCCAGCCTGCGCAACAATCCGGCCCGCCCGTTGCAGACGCTGGAGGTTATCGGCATCACCTGTCGCCCGGATGGCGGCCGGTTCACCATGACCGAGCGCCAGACGCTGCTGTTTGACGGCATCGGTACGGTTGCGGTGGATGACCGCGGCGTGATCCGGCTGGAGCGGCTGGTTACGACGTTCCAGACCAACGCCTTTGGCCAGCCCGACAATGCCTGGCTGGATGTCCAGACGCCGTTCACCCTGGCCGAGGTCCTGCGCCGGTTGCGCATGACCCTGGAACAGAACTTCGCCCGCGTCTCGCTGGTCAGCGACAACACGCCGATCAAACCTGGTAACGCGACGGTAAATCCGGCGATGATGCGGGGCGCGATCATTTCGGAATATTCCCGGATGATCGATGTCGGCCTGGTTGAAAACCTGCCGGCGTTCAAGGCCAACCTGATCGTCGAGCGCAACGCCGATGATCCGAACCGGGTCGATGTGCTGTACCCGCCGGACCTGGTGAACCAGCTGCGCGTCATCGCGGTGCTGGCGCAGTACCGCCTGCAGTATCCGGCTGCGGCCTGACCCCGCCGGTTCTGATCGATCAGAGCCTGACCCAACACAACCGGACCCGCGCGAATGGCGTTCGCGCCATGCGGGCCAGAACCGAGGAGAAAGACCATGGCCAATCGGCTTGGCGGCGTTCTGAACATTATCGCGGGGGGTGTCGCGCTGGAGGTGCGGGGTGCTGTGACGCTGCGCACCGGCAGCGGGGTGCGTACCGCCGTTGTCGGCCAGACCGGCACTCATGGCTATACCGAGGAGCCCTCGACCCCGGGGGTGTCGGTTGAGGTATCACACCGCGCGGATTTTGATCTGGCGGCGCTGAAGGCCAATGACGACATGACCCTCCAGATCGATCTGCAGGATGGCAGCAGCTATGCCCTGGCCAATGCCTGGCTGGCGAACGATCCGCAGGTCAACCTGATCGATGCCGGGACAACCTTGGAATTTGATGGCCTGAAACTGGAGAAACTGTGATGCCCCCTGTTGAAACGCCACCCGCGCCGGGCAGTGTCACGGTGCAGCTGACGAAACCGGTCACTGTGGCGGATCACACTTATGACGCGCTGACCCTGCGCCCGCCGACCGGTGCCGACATGGTGAAATGTGGCACGCCGTTTTCCATCGGCACCGATGGCGGGATTACCCCGTTGCCCGCTGCGGTCAAGAAATACGGCGTTGCGCTGGGCGGGGTCCTTCCCGCCGTGATCGACCAGTTGTCCGGCCCTGACTTCATGGCGCTGACCCAGGCGGTCATGGCTTTTTTCGGGGACCCGGCGGCGTCTTAGGACCTGCCGGGGACATCCCGCTGGACGATGTGATCGACCGGTTTTTCTTTCAGGCCTATTTCTGGAAATGCCCGCCGCCCGCCGTGTTGGCGCTGACCGTCGCGGAATTGCAGGTCTGGGAACGCGCCAACCAGCGGGTGGTTGAGGAAATCAAACGAGAGACGCACGCGCCATGACACAGCAAAAGGGTGATGTCGTTTTCCGGTTTTCCGGGCTCGACGGGATTTCGTCTGTCGCAAAGAAAATCAGCCGTAACCTCGGCGGGTTGTCGCGACTGGGTGGCGGGCTGCGCGGCCTGGCCGCGCCGCTGGCGGGCGTGGCGCGCGGTTTCTCGGCGCTGGCCGCGCCGTTGAGCGTGCTGTCCGGCGCTGGTCTGGCGGCGGGGCTTGGTCGGTCACTGACCCAGTTTTCGGCGATCGGCGATGAGGCCGCGAAAATGTCGCGGTCTCTCAACATGACCGCCGGGGCTTATCGCGAGTTGGGCTATTGGGCCGAACGGTCGGGCCTGGCGACTGAACAATGGCGCATGGCGCAGATCGCGCTCAACACCCGCCTGGCGCAGGCCGATGGTGGCGGCAACCAGGTCGTCGCGGATCTGCTGGCGTCGCTGAATATCGAGCTGCGCGATGCGCAGGGGAATTTGCGCAACACCGACGCGGTCCTGTCGGATCTGGCGGTCGCGTTTGAGGCAAACACCGACGCCGCGACGCGGACCCGGATGGCATCTGCCTTGTTTGGCGAGGAGGTCGGCATCCGCATGGTCGACGCGCTGTCGAATGGCGCGGATGTCATGGCGGAACTGCGCAAGGAGGCGGTGCGGCTTGGCATCACCATGTCGCAAGAGGATGCGGCGGCGGCGGAAAAGCTGACCGACCAGTGGACCAGCCTGATGCGGGTGGGGGAGGGGTTGTCCTTCACCATCGGCTCGCGCCTGGCCCCGGTCGTCGGCCCGCTGATCGAGCAATTCACCGAATGGGTTGTCGTCAACAAGGACCTGATCGCAACGCGGATCGAGAGCGTGGCGCTGAAACTGTCTGCCGCGCTGGAAGGTATCGACTGGGTCGCGCTGGGCGACGGGCTGTCCGGCTTTGGCGATGGCGTGGCGTCGCTGGTCGATCTGATCGGCGGCTGGGACAATGCCGCCATCGGCCTGGTCGCGGTGCTGAATGGCCCGCTGATCGCCTCGGTGATCCAGCTTGGCCTGGCTTTTGGCAAGCTGGGGATGGTTCTGCTGACCAGCCCGATCGGCTTGGCTATTGCCGGGGTCGCCTATGGCGCATCGCTGATCATGCGTAACTGGGATGCGCTGGCGGGCTGGTTTGAAACTATGTGGACCAGTGTCACCGGGGTTTTCCGGGGTGCGGTCGATACCATCGCGGGGTTGCTGACCGGCGATCTGGGCCGAGCCTTTGACGGCATCACGGCAATCGGATCCGGCCTGGTCGCCGTGTGGCGGGGCATTGGTCAGGGGATCGTTGCGGTTATCCGCGCGGTGGTTGGCGATATCGGCGCGCTGTTCGGGGTTGATCTGGCAGCAATTTTCGACCGGCAAATCGCCGCGCTGACCGGTTTTGTCGACGGCTGGACCGCCCCGATCCGGGGGCTGGTTGATTTTATCGAGGGCAGTTTCCAGCGCCTGGCACAGCTGGGCGATGACCTGGCCGGTGGTTTCCGCCAGGTTCAGGCGCTGATCCCGGACCTGCCGGACTGGATGGGCGGCGGGTCAGACACCACGGTCGCGGCTGATCCGAATGCGCGTCCCGGTGCCATCGGGTCGGCGCTGTTGCGCCAGTCGGCGGCGGCGGGGGCGGTCGGTGGTGGCGTCAGCTCGGCCCCGGTGCAGGTCAACACGATTATCAGCGGTCAGGTTGATCGCGTCGAAACCAGCGTCGACAACGGGTCGGAGCGGGTGCGTGATACCAATTTCGGCGGCTCGCTGGCGCTGGCCGGCGGCTGATCGTTTCGCAGTGTTCAAGGTCAGGGAACCGCTTTGATGAGCTTCAGGGACCGCCTTCAGCCGGCCTCGTTTCGGGGTGTGGCGTTTCACGTCGCGGCGTCGGAAAAGACCGGCGGGCGCGTTGTCGTGTCGCACGGCTTTCCAGGTCGCAACGAGACGGTGCCCGAGGATATGGGCGGCGCGGCGCGGGAGATCGGTTTCGAGGCCTATGTCCTGGGCGCGGATTATGACCTCGACCGGCAGCGGCTGGAGGCGGCTCTGGATGATCCTGGCCCGGGCGAGCTGGTGCATCCGACGCGCGGTCGGATGCTGGTCCAGGCCCTGGGCTACAGCGTCACGGAGTCGGTGACCGAAACGCGGATCGCCCGGTTCCGCCTGCGCTTTGAGCGTGCAGACGCGGTGGCCTCACCGATCGAGACGGTGGACAGCCGAACCGCAGTCACGACCGCCGCCACGGCGGTGCAGGACGCGGTCGCGGTGGATTTCGAGGAGCGGTTCACCATTTCCGGCCTGCCGGATTGGGCGGTGACCCTGTCGGGTCAGCCGCTGGCGGATGGTGCGGCGCAGCTCGCTTTGGCGTTTCCGGGTGTGCCGGGTGTGTCGGGTGTGTCTGGTGTGTCTGACCTGCTGGATGCCGAGGCGGCGGCGCGGTCGGGTGATCCGGTGGCCGCGCTGCAGTCCGGGTTCGACGCAATCGGTGCGGCACAATTGGCGGCAGGCGATCTGGCTGCGGTCGAGAGGCTGTCGCGTTTTACGGTTCTGCTGGCAGCGCCCGCCAGTCTTGCCACTGCGGCGCGGCTGCAGGCGGCGAACTCTGCCACTGTGGCGATGGCAACGTCGCGGCGGCTGGCGGTGACAGAACGGGCGCTGGCGTCGTCGCGGCGAACATTCGGCAGCGCCGATTCGGCGATCAGCCTGCGCGAGACGCTGGCCACGGATTTGAAAGTCGAGGCGATTGCTGCGGCGGACGCAAAGCAGGACGCCACCGCGCGGGCGTTGTTCGACCTGCGCGCGGCGGTGCTGTCGGATCTGACAACCCGCGGCGCAAAGCTGGAGCGGCTTGCGCCGTTTGCGGTGCCGCCCGGCCCGGCCCTGGAGATCGCGCACCGGCTTTATGGCGATGGCCGTCGTGCCGCAGAACTGACCGGCTTCGCGCCGGTGCGAAACCCGTTGTTTCACAGCGGCACCGGCATCGCGCTGGGTCGTTGATTTGTTTTTATCGTCGATGGGGTCTGCGCCAGCCCGCTCCCCCACCCGGCCACCCACGGGATCGTAGACTATGGGTGGCCGGGTGGGGGAGCGGGCTGGTTCCGCCTGTCGGGTTCAGGAGAAATCGTGGGTGTTGTTCTGGAAATTGATGGCCGACGGTATGACGGCTGGATGGAGGCCAGTTTCGTGCGCTCGATCCGGCAGGTGGCGTCGGTTTTTTCGCTGGCGGTGACCGAGCGCTGGACCGGACAGGAGCAGCGCTGGACAATCCAGCCGGGTCAGGCCTGTCGCCTGACCTCGGCGGACCTGCCGCTGGTGACCGGTTTTGTCACCCGGTACGAGCCGGGGTTTTCGGCATCCGACCGGCAGGTCCGGATCGCGGGCGCGTCGCGTACCGTCGACATTGCCGACAGCTCGATCGTGGTGCCGGGCGGGCAGTTTGCGGGCTACAGGCTGGACGCCATCGCCCGCGCGCTGCTGGCCCCCTACAGCCTGCATCTTGACCTCAAGATGCCGGATGTCGGCGCGGCGTTTTCCGCCCCGGCGGTGACACCGGGCGAAGAGGTCGCAGCCTTCCTGACACGGCTGGCAGCGGATCGCGGCGGCTTGCTGTACGACAACACGGCGGGCAATCCGGTGATCGGGAAACCGGCCACCGGTCGCGCTGTCTCCGGCCTGGTGCAGGGCCGCAACGTGCTATCGGGCCACGCGACCCTGTCTGCCGAGGCGCGGTTTTCGGAATACATTTTCCGGGGCCAGGCCCTGGAAACAGACAGCTTCAGCGGACCACCCGCGCTGTCGGGCGAGGCGCGGGCGCGCGATGCCGGGGTTACCCGCTATCGCCCCCGCGTCAGCGTCCCGTCGGGTGATCAGACCGGCGACAGCCTGGCGACGCGGGCGGCGCATGAACGCGATCGCCGCATTGCCGACGGCGTCAGCGCCACCGTGACGGTGCAGGGCTGGCACCAGGCCGACGGCTCGCTGTGGCACCCGAACGACATCGTGCCGGTGTCCATTCCGGCGCTGGGGATCGAGCGTGACATGCTGATCGAGACGGTGACCGGGACGCTGACACGGGCGACCGGGACGCTGACCCGCCTGACGCTGGTGGTGCCGGAGGCGGTCGATACGACCGCGCTGCGCAGTGCGAATGTGGACGGCGGAATTAACGGTGTCAGCTGGCAAGGGCTGATCCCGAACCAGTGAGGGGTTGGTGATGAGCAGTCTGCTAGCGCGTGCAGTGGAGGCGCTGGGTCGCCGCCTGGCGAGTTTTCTGGTGCGCGGCGTGGTGCGCGATGCGCTGGACAGCGGACAGCTGCAGCGCCTTGACCTCGACCTGCTGGCGGAGGAAAGCGCCACAGTGCCGCGCTATCAGTCCTATGGCCTGACCGCGGTGCCGTTGCCAGGCGCGGTCGCGGTAGTGCTGTGCGCGAACGGCGTTCGCGATGGCGCGATGGTGCTGGCGGTTGAGGATCAGCGCTATCGCCTGACCGGCCTCGCCGATGGTGAGGTGGCGCTGTACGACGATCAGGGTCAGGCGGTAATTCTGGCCCGCAACGGGATCCGGGTTGTCGGCCAGAATATCAAGTTTGAAACCGAGGGCGTGTTCCGCGTCGATGCCGACCGCATCGAGCTGCGCGCCGCCGCCTATTCGCAGACCGAGGTCAACGGCTATGGCAACCGCCTGACCCATACCGGCGGCACGGCGTATAGCCTGGAAAACTACACAGACGGGGCGACGGTAACGCCGTCGACCCTGTCGATTGATCAGCCTGACCTGCCGACCGATCACCCGGACGGGTGAAGATCGGCACCAACGCGAAAGGACCACCATGCCGGACATTGCCCATGTTTTTGACGGCGACACGCTGACCGGTGACTGGCTGTTCGGCGCTGGCGGTGCTGTGGTCGATGCCGGGCTGGAAACCGCGGTCGTGCTGTCGCTGTTCACCGACGCGCGCGCCTTGCCCAGCGATGCGCTGCCAGACGGCTCGACCGACCGGCGCGGACATTGGGCCGATGCGGTGACCGGACGCCCGAAAGGGTCGCGCCTGTGGCTGTTGTCGCGGGAAGTCACCCGCCAGGTGGTCGCCCGGCGGGCCGAGGATTACGCCCGCGAGGCGCTGGCCTGGATGATCGATGACGGCGTTGCCGACCGCATCGATGTCGCAGCCGGCATCGAGGGGCTGGACCGGCTCGGTCTGGTCATCACGCTGTGGCGCGATGGTGCGGAGATCTATGCCGGACGGTTCGGTACGATCTGGAAGGCAATTGCCGCCTGATCGCGGATCAATTTTTTAAGGATTTGCGTCGATGCCGTTTTCCCGTCCCACCCTGACCGCGCTGATCACGCGCGGGTTAGAGGATCTGCGCCTTGCCGTTGACGGCCCGGTCTTGCGACAGTCCAACCTGGCGACCGCGTCTGAAGTGATGGCCGGCCTGGTCGACGGCGTCTATGCCGGGCAGGCCTATACCGCCCGCCAGGTGATCCCCGACACGGCGGAGACCGAATTTCTGGAAATGCACGCCACGCGCTGGGGTATCACGCGGATCGCTGCGACATCGGCCAGCGGATCGCTGACCGTCACCGGCACGACCGGGGTTGTGGTTCCGTCGGGCACGGTGTTTGCCCGCGCCGATGGCGCGCGGGTCGCCTCGACGGCGGCGGTGACACTGGCGGACGGCACGGCGACTGTTGCGGTGACCGCCGACACGGCGGGGATCGACGGCAATGCCGACGCCGCCACCGGTTACCTGTTGACCAGCGCGATTTCCGGCGTTGATGCCGCCGCCACGGTGGTCAGCCCCGGCCTGTCCGGTGGCGCGGCGGCGGAAAGTGATGCCGCTTTGTTGTCGCGGTTGCTGGAGCGAATGCAGCGCCCGCCCCATGGCGGCGCGGCGCATGATTACCGCGCCTGGGCCTCGACGGTCGCCGGTGTGACGCGGGTCTGGGCCTTGCCGTCGCATTCCGGTCTCGGCACCGTCGGCGTGGCCTTTGCGATGGACGATGCCGACGACGGGCCTATTCCCGATTCCGGCACCATCGCACTGGTCCAGGCGGCGGTCGATGCCGAACGTCCGGTTACCGCCGATGTCACGGCATTTGCGCCGACGGCATTGTCGGTCGATGTCGAAATCACCGGCCTGTCGCCGGACACAACGGCGGTGCGTGCTGCGGTCGAGCTGGAACTGGCGGATCTGTTCCGCCGGGCGGGCGACCTTGGCACCGTCTTGCCGATCTCGAAGATCTGGGAGGCGGTATCGATCGCGGCGGGCGAGCAAAGCCACACCATCACCGCACCGGCGGGCAATGTGACGCCGACGGCGGTGCAACTGCCGGTCCTGGGCACGGTCAGCTATGCCTGATGCGTCGCGCGGTTCTGATCGAAAGCAAAAATGATGAGTGCGACCGAGGATGACCTGACTGCCGACTATGCCCGCGCGGCGCGTCGGTTGCTGCCGCGCGGTGCGGCCTGGCCGGTGGATGATCCCGACAGTGCCATGGCCCGTTTCTGGGCCGGGCTGGCCCGCGAACTGGCGCGCTGGCACCTGCGCGACGAGGCGCTGGTGATCGAAAGTGATCCCGGCGCTTCGACCGAACTGCTGACCGACTGGGAGCGGGTGCTGGGCCTGCCTGACGACTGCATGCCGGTCGCCGCGACTGTCGGCGAGCGCCGGCAGGCGGTGGTTGCCAGGTTGACGGCCCTGGGCGGGCAATCGCCGGCCTTCTTCGAGGCGCTGGGCACGGCACTTGGCTACGAAACGACCGTCGAGGAGCGCCGCCCGTTCACCTGTGGCGTGTCGGAATGCGGCGGCACCCATGAGCTGATCGAGGAGTCGCTGCGGTTTGACTGGTTTCTGCGCGTCGCGGGGCCGCGGGTCGTGCATTTCCACTGCGGCGAGGGCGAGTGTGGCGTGACCGCGCTGACCGACTATCGCGAGGCGACCGATCTTAACTGTCTGGTGCAGCGGTTCAAGCCTGCCCATACGCAATCCACTCTGATTTATGAGGGCTGAAGATGGAATATGTGCCACCGACAAACGGCGATACCGAAGATCCAGACCGCGTCTATACCGATGGCACGGCCGGTGTGCCGGGATCCGGGTCGATCCCGCCGGCCGAGTTTTTCAACACGCTTCAGGCGGAATTGCTGGCGCTGATCGAGGGCGCGTCGCTGACGCCGGATTCGGAAGACCTGGCGCAGCTGCTGGCGGCGGTGAACGCCCGCGCGGCGGCGGTGGTGGCCGCGCTGGCCGTGGTGCACAGCAGCAACGTCGTCGACGCGGGGTATTTCTCAACCCCGGAAGTGCTGGCCATCGAGACCGGCGAGGTCGATTTCGACGTCACCGACAGCGCGGTGTTCACCCTGGACGTGGATGAGAACATCGCCCTCAACCTGCCAACGGTGCCGGCGGGGGCGGGCGGCATGTTCATCCTTTACGCCACCCAGGACGCCACTGGCGGGCGCACCCTGACCCTGGCGTCGGGTTACGAAATCGCGTCCGGTGCCTGGGACACCACCGCCGACGCGGTCAACATCCTCTGGGGCACCTGTGACGGGTCCGGCACCATCGACCTGGTGATCGGCCAGCGAGGTGCGGCATGATCCCGTTCATGACCGCCCCCTTTGTCGTGCCCCCGGTCTATGCCACCTGGGACGCGACCGACACCGACCTGACCGGCGTATCGTCAAACATAACGCTGTCGAATGGCGACCTGACCGCGACGGCCGGAAACGGTGCTGCGGTCCGCGCCACCGTGCCGATTACCGACGGCTCGTGGTATTTTGAGTATACCGCCGCGACCGTTGGCGCGAACGACATTGTCGGAATCCTGGATGCGACCCAGCAGAACGACATCGCCACCACCGGGCATTCCGGGTGCTGGGGCTATTCGCTACACAACGGTGATCTGCACCATGACGGGTCGGAAACCGGCAGCCATGGCGCGGCAATCTCAAATGCCGAGGTTTTGGGCGTCTTCGTCGTTCGGTCGGGAACATCGGTGAAGCTGTGGTTTGAGGATGACGGTGGCTATGTCCAGGGCGATCCCGGCGCGGGGACCAGCCCAAGTCTTGATCTGACGCTGGCCCAGACGGTCTGGCCGGGGATTCGCCGCACCAACCCGAATACCAAAATCGCGACCGTGAATTTCGGTGAAACCAGTTGGTCCCGCAACCCGCCCGCCGGGTTCCGGGCCCTGACAGAATAAAGGATTTTGCAATGCAGATTGCACTTTGCGATGCCAGCAACGATGAGATTCTGTCGCTGCAGGATAATGGCCGACAGGTGGTGTTGCCGGATGGCCGCACCCTGGCCGGGCCGATTTCAGTGCCGCTGACAACCTCTGTCGGGGTCTTCCGCGCGGTTCAGCCGCGCCCGGTTTCCCCGCTGCAACAGGCCGCCGACGACGTGCTGACCGTGTCCGGCGATGTGGTCTACGTCGGATCGGCGGTTGCGGATCGATCGCTGGCCGAGTGCCAGGCGGTGCTGCAGGCCGAGATCCTGGCGCGGTTCGAGGTCCAGGCCGAGGCGTTGGTCGCCGGTGAGTACGGTCCGACCGAGCGTGAAACCTGGCCAATCCAGCGCGAGGAGGCAAAGGCCTATGCCGCCGATGGTGCCACACCGTTTCTGGATTCGATCCGCCGCGATGGCGAGGACCGGGCAACCCAGATCGCCGCGGTTGCCGCCAAGGTGGCGGAATACGAGGCGGCGACCGGTGCGCTGCTGAAAGCCAAGCGCACGCTGTCGGCCGCCGTGGACGCGGCAGCATCGGTGCAGGACTGCAGTGACCTTCAGGCGGCAATCGCCGCGAATTGGCTGGCCTGACATGGCATACCGATATTCCGAAACCAGCCGTCGGCGTCTGCAGACCTGTCATCCGCTGTTGCAGGCGGTGATGATCCGCGCGATCGGCTTTCAGGTCGTCGACATCTCGATCCTGGAGGGCCATCGCCTCGCCGAGCGCCAGACCGAAATGCTGGAAACCGGGCGCTCAAAGCTCGGCCCCTGGAAATCGATGCACAGCCCGTTTCCGGCGCTGGCCGTCGACGCCGCGCCGTATTTTTCCGACGGTCGGCGCATCCCCTGGGACAGCCGCGACGAGTGGCTGCGCTTCGCCGGCGTGGTCGAGGCTGCCGCCGCGCTGGAGGAGGTGCAGATCCGCTGGGGTGGCGATTGGGATCGCGACTGGAACCACAAGGACCAGACGTTCCACGACCTGCCGCATTTCGAGATGATCGTGCCGACGGCTGAATTTGCCCGCGCGATTTCCCAAACCCGCGAAAGCGGGTCCTGGATGGCGCTGTAGCGCCGTCTGTCCCTGCCAACCTCCGAAATTGAAGGAAAAGACCATGCGAAACTGTTTGCGTTTTGTCGGCGCCGTGATCGCGCTGGGCCTGCTTGCCACGTTGCCCGGCTGTATCTCGACCGATCCGGCGGCGTTCCTGACCCAGGCCGCCGAGGCCAAGGGTCGATTGTCCGAGGAAACCCTGGGTCGCGTCGCCAAGGCGGTTGATTTCTATTGCCTGTCTGTGCCGTCCGTCGCGCGGGCCGGGTTGCGTGAGGAGCTTGCCTCCCACACCACCGGCGCGCGGCTGGTGATCACCTGTCCGGGCGATCTGTCGATGCTGACCCCGCCGGCACAGGACCCGCCCGTTGCGGCATTGCAGCGGATCGAGGCGGAACGCGCGGCGCTGTCCGTGTTTGACATGAACGCCAACCCGCCGGATCTGCTGTCGCATGACAGCCTGCGCGTCCCGCTGGTTTCCGTCGGCACCGCCGCTGACCCGCGCGCCAGTGCGGAGGATCTGTTCCAGGCGCTGTTGCTGCCTGGCTAACCGTGCCTGACGAACCCTGACTTGTCTCCAAGGCCACCCCGCGAACGCCGTTCGCGGGGTGGTTTTTTTGCAGGAGCCGCCCGCCATGAAAAAATCTTCCACTGCCCGGACGGTTGGCGAACTGCCGCAACCTGTCCATTTTTCAGTCGATCCTGTGGATGCCCCGACCGCCGAGGTCGAGGTCAGCGACATCTCGGTCACCTTTGACGAGGCGCTGTCGCGCGTTCGTGCGGCCCCGCTCTGGCGGCTGACCGCCCCGGTCACCTATCGTGACGGGCTTGGCGTCAGTCTGACCATTCCGGCAGGGTTTGAAACCGATCTCGCCTCGGTGCCGCCGGCACTCTGGCCGATTTTTCCGCCCTTTGGTTTCCATCTGCGCGCCGCGATCGTGCATGACTATTTCTATGCCACCGGCTGCATCGCCCGTGCCCGCGCCGACGCCATTTTCCTGACCATCATGCAGCGCTATGGCGTTGCCCCCTGGCGCTGCTGGGCGATGTACCTCGCCGTGCGGCTGTTCGGCGGGCGCAACTGGGGCAAGCGGATCTCCGAGGTCGGGAAATGAGCCCGGTTTGGGATGGCCCCGACCGCCGTGCGCCGCATCGCCAGCAGGAAGAATTGATCGCGGATGCGGTTCGTCAGGCCTGTGATCAAGTGGCCGACCGTGTGGTGCAGGAAACTGTGCCGGTCGCCATCGAGCGCACATTCCAGAAATTCGGCATCGACACGACGGACCCCGTCGCGGTGCAGGGCGATATGGCGTATTTGAGAGAAGCCGCGCAACGCGCGCGCGATCCGGAGGTTCTGGCCGATCGCGCCTTTACCCGCGAAACCCGGCATCGCTGCGAGAAATTCTGGAGCCAGTTTTACAGCGCCATTCTCCAGACTGCGGTCAAATTCATCCTGTTGGCATTTCTGGCCGGCACCGCCGCGACCATCGGCCTCAACCTCGACAGCATCATCGGCCTTGTTAGATAGGCTGGCCAAACAGGCCCCGGTGATCAGCCCTGCCGGCGTATCGGCGGGGGTGGGGTGCGCAAACACCCCGAACCGCAGCGCTGAAACGCTGCACTTAGGCCAGGATTGACCCTCCCGGCGTTCGCCCCGCCTGTCACACGCGCGTGACGCGGGCAACCATAGGTCATCAAATCCAATGGAGTCTATCAATCTTCATTCCGTCGATCCGGTCCGTCCCGTCGCCCCCTACCTCGGCGGAAAGCGCCACCTGGCCAAGCGCCTGGTCGAGCGTATCAACGCCATTCCCCACGCGACCTATGCCGAGGCATTCATGGGTATGGGCGGGGTGTTTTTTCGTCGCACCCTCCAGCCCGAATCCGAGGTGATCAACGACCTCAATCAGGATGTCGCGAACCTGTTCCGCATTCTGCAGCGCCACTATCCACAGTTTCGGCAGGTGATCGAGTTTCAGCTCACCACCCGCGCGGATTTCAACCGCCTGGTCGCCACCGATCCCACAACCCTGACCGACCTCGAACGCGCCGCCCGGTTCCTGTACCTGCAGCGCACGGCGTTCGGAGGCAAGGTGAGCGGAAACAATTTTGGTGTGAGCGTTGGCCAATCATCACGCTTCGATTTGCAGAAGCTCGGCCCGATGCTCCAGGAGGTCCACGCCCGGCTGTCCGGCGTAGTGGTCGAATGCCTGCCGTATCAGGATTTCATCCCCCGTTACGACCGCCCTGGCACGCTGTTCTATCTTGATCCCCCGTATTTCGGCTGTGAGACCGACTATGGCCCGGGCATGTTTGCGACCGACGATTTCGAGCGCCTGTCGGACCTGCTGTCGGTGTTGTCAGGCCGGTTTATCCTGTCGATCAACGACACACCGGAGATCCGCGAGATTTTCGGGCAGTTTGAGATCGAGGAAGTGACAGTCACTTATACGATCCAGGGTAATGCCAACACCAAACAGGCCGCAGAGTTGATCGTGTCCGGCGGTGTCGGTCTGTCCGAAGAGGATGCTCCGCGCCCAACACAAGATTTATTCGGCCAACCGCGCTATCTGCGATGATCGAGTAAGTCGCATATTCCGCGCGCTACGGTGCAGTTTCCCCTTCGCATTTCCGGACACATTTCCGGACACATTTCCGGACACAATTTCCGATGAAAAAATCCTAACAACCTGAAAAATAATAATAAAAGATATCGTCCAAATCCTACTCGCGGAGCCACTTTTCCAGCCCCGTTTCGACGGGGTTTTTATTTGTTTTCAATTAGTTAAGCGCTATTTTGCCGTCGCGCTGAATTGGCTTTTTGTCGAAAATGCTTGATTTCCGGACACATTTCCGGACACATTTCCGGACACAATTTCGGGAGTGTGCACGTTGGCAGGGTATTCCAGGGAATATTTAGTGCTGGATCGAGGCCGGTGGTTGTTTCGGCGGCGGGTGCCGCGTGACCTGGTTGATCTGGTCGGTCAGTCGACGATCAAAATTGCATTGGGTACCGACTCCTTGATTGTGGCGCGCCAGCGTGTTGGTGCTGTGAATGCCGATTGCGAGGCGCATTGGAAGGCGTTGCGGTTGGCAGATGGCGATGAGGCTGCGAATGCCGTTCGCGCCCGATTTGCGGCGGCGCAAGCGCAGGCGCGACGGTTCGGGTTTGACTATCGATCGGTTGACGACCTGGCCACTGGTCCGCTTGAGGATCTGCTGGCGCGGGTCGAGGTTGCCGGGGGTGCCGGCGCGGCAGAACCGCGCGGTCGGGCGCTGGCTGCCGGGTTGCTGGGCGGTGTGCCGAGGCCGCCGCTGACCTGGGCGGCCGCATTCAAGTTGTTTGAAGAGGCAACGGCCACCGATCGTACCGGCTTTGGTCCGGATCAGCTGCGGCGCTGGCGCAATCCGCGACTGTTGGCAATCCGGAATTTCGAAGCGGTCGCTGGTTCCGTGGCGCTGGCCGAGATCACCCGCAGCCAGGCACTGGATTTTCGTGCCTGGTGGATCGATCGTATCCTTGACGAGGACATGACCGGCGAAGCGGCCAACAAGTCCTTTGGCTTTCTGTCAGCCATGTTCCGGACGGTGAATGACCTGCAGCGGCTTGGTCTCGACAATCCGTTCACAGGGTTGTCAGTGAAGCTGCGGCAGGGCGATGAACGGTTGCCGTTTGATACCGACTGGATCGCAAACACCTTGCTGGCCCCCGGGACGCTGTCCGGCCTGAATGACGAGGCGCGCTGGGTTCTGTTCATCAAGGCGGAAACCGGCGCGCGGACGCGGGAGATTTGCGGGCTTGATCCTGACGGGCCGGGCGGTGGCGATATCCGCATCGATGCCGACGTTCCGCATATCGTGATCCAGCCGAACCAGTTTCGAGGGTTGAAGAATGCCCACACCAGGCGCTCGATCCCGCTGGTTGGTGCGGCACTGTCAGCCGCCAAGGCGATGCCGGGCGGGACCGGCCGATACAGGACCGGTGCGGATTCGCTGTCGGCGACGGTGAACAAGTTCCTGCGCGAGAACAACCTGCTGGCCACGCCGCAACACTCTTTTAATTCCCTTCGCCACAGTTTCGAGGACCGCCTGACCGCGGTCGAGGCGCTGGAGAAGGTCCAGGCCGCGCTCATGGGGCATCGCTATGCCAGGCCGCGCTATGGGGCCGGGCCGAGCCTGGCGCAGAAGCAGGCCCTGTTGAGGCGGATCGCGTTCAAGGGTGTCGAATTTTATTGAGGCGTCCACCAAATTCCGATCCTGGCGGTCCGGGCATAGCGTTCGGCGTGTCGATAGGGTGTCATCTCCGGCCGGCCGAGAAGGTATTTTCGCCAGGTCCAGGCCATGCCCTGCGCCAGCAGGCCGGTGGCAATGTCGCCGGCGGGTGTGGTGCAAACCGCCACGGCGCGCTTGTAGCGGTCGGTGTTCACGACATCGCAGGCCAGCACCTGGTCGTCGACCAGGTCATCGAGCGCGCCCCGCGCTGTCGGCCCGAGGGGTGTGTCCATTTCCGGCGCATCGATGCCGAGCAGGCGCACGGTGATGTCGCGCGCGCCATCCGGTCGACCGGTGAAGATTAGCGTATCCCCGTCGATCGCCAGCGCCTGGCCAGTGATGATCGTGCCGGGTGGTAATGCCTCGGCCGATCGCGCCCGGCCCGTCGATGTGGTGCTGGCCAGCGCACAGCAGATCAGGGCAATCGTCCATGGTTTCATCGTTTTTCCTCTCTCCATCGCCGGGTCAGTCTCTGGTCCGATTACAGCGTCGACAGGCTCGTTGATTTCTCCAGCCGCCGCTTGCACCAATGGCATACTTTTTCCCGCACTGCACGCCGTGGCATCGGTTGACGCCCTCTATTGCTCTGTTTCCAAGTCGGCGACCGGGATTAGGGTTGCCGCCGCGCTGTCATCCCACTTGACTAAAACCAGGCCCGCGCCGATTGGCACGGATCCGTGATCCTGTATCTCCCCCCGCCAGAACGTCGCGTTGTTTTCTGGTTCATGCACCACCCGCGTGCCGGGTTTGGCGTTTTCAATCTGCATGTGACGCTCCTCAATTGAAGTATTCGATTGTGCCGACCCGCCCGACCGAGGCGAATTCATCTGCTGTTTTGGGGTTTAAGGTGGCTGTGTCGCATCCCGTCGACTTCGGCATGTCCACGATTGGACCGGCATAGATCATATCGATGCCTTTCCAGAGAATGACGGTGCCGGGGGAAACCGCGTCATGCACTGCCACGTTGATGTGCTTCATCGTTCATCGCTCCTTATAGACCTGGTACCCACGTCTCATCGTGGCCTTTTGACAGCGCGTAGATTGCGCTGATTTCCTGCTGGGTCATTGTCTCCAGTGTTGTCCTGACGCAAGCGCCGCATTGAGCGCGATTGTCTACAGCCTCAATAATTGTGGCGATGCGGTCTAGTCTGGCTTGGTTGGTATCCATTGCCCTTGATCCTCCTTATTGCTCGTCTCGTTGATAACCATCAATAGCCTGCTGCCACGCAGCGGCAGCGGTATAGCAGCGCTTACCTGGCCGAAATTCGTTCGGGTCGTGCAGCGCCTGTCCATCCCAAAAGACACTGTGTCTGGAGCCATCGAGATTGAGGCTTGGAACAGACAGCACAGCAGGCCGTGACCGGTCCAGCTTTGACGGGTCGCGCCAGATCAGGTCCGCGCCGAACAGATCGGCGATATCATCTGTGCGCTCGGCGCTAAGACCAAACGAGACCAACTCGAAACCATGACAGTGTTTAGCAATGGCCTCGTACTTTTCACCCAAAAACATCGCCAGACAGGCGACTGCACAATCGGACTTAAAGTGCTGCTGGACGGTCTCCATGTGTCGCTCCTTTTATCTCGGTTTGATAGAGCCGATCAGGTCATCAATGCGAGCCTGTATCGCCTCAATTTCAGCGTTGAAGATGTCCATGCCATCGGTCAGGACTTCCGTGAATTTAGCTTCCGCAAGCATGTCTCTGGAGACCATCAATTGAGATCGACGGAGATGCCCCTCGTTCTCAACTTCATCTAAGATCGACATACATCCCTCCTTATTGCTATGCGCCCCAAAGGTCTGTTTGATTTGGGTCCACGCTTGACGGGGCGGTTCTGTCAGAAGCGCGATAGCCTTCAAAATCGGTGTATTTCCACAAGTGCCGGTTCGCCCACCGGGCCACATCCACCAGCAGCCGCGCTGTCCAGTCGTGTCTAACCCACGGCTTTTTATCCAAAGCATTTAGCTTCATGAGCGGCTGGCAGTGCGGATCTCCGCCCCAATCGATCACGCGCTGAATGCGCCCCATGCACACGTCGAATGGCTCGTTACCGATTAATACGTATACCCGCTTCCGTCTTTGCGGAACGTCTCCGAGCATCTTCATTACGCGCTCAACGTGCGGGCCGTCGCCCTCATCATCATAGGCGAACCGCCACGGACCTTTGTTGATCGGCATCCAGCGTCGATACACTTCTTCGTCAAATGTGCGCGGTTCAAAACCGCTGTTTGCATCGAGTAGCGGCACTTCTGCTGCGCGGTAGCGGCGAACAATATGATCCTGATATTCCGGCGACAAAGCGGATAGATTGTTGTCGCAAAGGACCGGCCGCACCGGAAAGTCTGGCAACTCGGTGAACGCCTTTCCTTCCATCGCAGGCACGATGCAGAACCAGCATCCGACCGGACAACCCCGGCTTGCGATGGTGGCCATCGGATTTTGTTTGGTGATCGCGTCGGGATAGTCTCCACCGGTCTCCGCAACTTCTGATAAATATTTCATTTGAGTGAATACGCCCGGCCCACCGGCACGGACTTTATAGCCTTGAGCCCGGTAAAAGACTGCTCGCTGGTATGCGTCTTTCAACATCCAGGTGAACGCAACAGACAGATAGGCGGTATCACCCTCCACCCAATCGGCCAATCCACCGCACCATTTTCCGAGGCTATAAGCCATTTTCGATAATCGCTCCTTAGTGTTTGTTCCGCAGGAAGCACCCGGAGTACCCGTTGCACCCGTGCTCCCAACAATCGGTACGGCGGTAATCTTCGGTGCAGTGACGCTCTTTCGGGGTCCACTTTTCTTCAAGGCGCTTGAGAAATCGCCGAGATTTCCAACGCCTGATCCAGCCTAGTAGCATCGTTAATCGCTCCTTATTGCTATGCCGCCGCGCTCTGCGGTGCATTCGATTGATAGACCGCCCGCGCAAACCCCATTGGCGTTGCGCTGCGCATGTTCGCCCGGTTCGGTCCTGGCGGTGCTTTATGTATCCGGTCATCCGGGCAGACCTCATCCGGGTGGACAGGCGGCGGCATGACAAATCCGTTGCCCGTCCAGAGGCAGGTCTTTTTTTGTGTATTCGTCGGACGCCTCCAGCCCGCAATAGTGCCACGGCTGGAAGGTGTGATCCGGCTTGCGCCAATAGCTGCTGATCGTGGAGACCGGGTTTTCGATACAGTATGGCGCACCGAACCACTCAGCCCAGAATGCTGCACGTTCAAACAGTTCCACGGATTGCGCCAGAGCGCCCAGGCCTTTGCCCTGGAACCAGCGAGCGCCGGATACAGCCAGATGGTCGCATGGTGGGAAAGCGGCCAGGAAAGCCACGCCATCCTCCACGACCTCACGGGGCGGCACCCACGTTTTCATATCCGCCTCTATAAACCGGATTCCGTCGCGCTCAGTCTCTCCGCAGTGCTGGAGGTCCACGCATATTGCGCGGTATCCGGCATCGACCCAGGGCCGCGCCATCGCACCGGTTTTATCGTACAGACTGACCATCCAAGTCATGGCGTTTGTGTCTCCTTAATGCTTGGTGCCGGTCGCGGCCTCTACGGTATCGGTCGAGCCGTGCGGGCGGATGTAATCAGGTTCATCAAATCCGTCCGGCAGGTCGCTGCCGTCAGGTGCTGCAAAGACCACGCAAGCCTGCTCGCCGTCGTCGTAGACCTCTGCGACCGCGCCATAGATGACCTCGCCCTCAACCATCACATCGTAGCGCTGGCCGAACATGGCAGTGGCAGTCCCATCCCATGGGGTCCAGCCTTCATCTTCCGGGTTTTCCATTTTCAATTCTCCACACGGTTTGGCCCAGGCATAGCGCCGGGGCGTTGTGGTATCCGATGCTCACACATCACACATTCGCGATAATCCTCATTCAGGAAATCGACGTATTCGTGACCGAATATCCAGCACCAGAACCTAAACATCATTCCTCTCCCGTGCAGTTGCCGGACGTTTCAAAAAGCGGCATCGGCGCGGGTTCATCTGGCGTGGCTGCCGCTGTCTGGGCAGTGCGGCGGCGGTCATGCGGCCATGTCACCATCCACGGTTTAGGTTCCTCTACACCTTTAGTTCCAAGGCTTTCCTCTTCCACATCGTCAATCCATGTGAAGTAGCCGAGCGCCCCTGTCGCGGGGATCGGGCCGCGCTCAACCGGATCAGCGCAAACAAGGCCACGCGGTCCAAAGAACCAGGGGCTATCGCTCTCCGAGACGATATCGGTGACGGTCACCACGCCGATGATCGCGCCGCGAACAAGGTTGTCAGGGCGCGGGCAATCGACGCCAATCGATAGCATGAAGTGCCTGGCATCTTCATACTCTTCTCGCGTCATTCCCTTTGCCGCGTGAAGGGCGATCCGGCCCGGCTTCATGCCGTGCTTCACGGCGGGGATAGAGCGGTTCTCTATGTCCTTCCCGC